TCGAAGGTGCTGTGGTAGGTGCTATTCCATTGGTTCCTGATAGATTAAGTTATAAAGAAATGTATTCTGATACATTTAAATATCCTTCTAAATGGACAGAATCGTTTTCCACATATCAAACACACAGACAGGAATTATGTAACGTGATCATTGATCATATGGAAAATTATAAAACACGACTACCAGACCTAAATAAATTGGTAGATTCATTAAAAACCAACTTCTTTAGTTGCAATAATCTATTAGAGAAGTTATAATATACTGTCATCCACGACACTAACTCGGAGAAATTAATTGACAACATTTACATCAGAAGATTTGAATAACGCTCTTAAAGGCGCAAATCAAATGAGTGACAAGGGCTACGAAGAAGCCTATCTTGCAGATGCTATTCGCTTTAAAATGAAACGTGATAAGAAACGTTTTTGGGCAGGTGACAATATCAGCGAATACGTTACAGAAGAAGACAAGTCCAAACTAATCGAAGAAGCAACAGAAGCATTTGAACTAGTGCTTGATCGTTTGTTGATTGATCGTGAAAACGATCCTAACAGTCAAGGCACAGCACGTAGACTCGCCAAGATGTACTTTAACGAAATAATGGCAGGACGTTATGACCCAGCACCACCAGCAACAGCGTTTCCAAATGATTCGGAGGATTGTTACAAAGGTATGTTGGTTGTTCGTAGTGAGCTTCGTAGTATGTGTAGTCATCATCACCAACCTGTTAGTGGCGTTGCTTATATTGGTATTATTGCTGCAGAAAAACTTATCGGACTCAGCAAGTACACCCGCATCGCACAGTGGTGCGCAAGACGTGGTACTCTCCAGGAGGAACTTGCTAATGACATTGCTAGGGAAATCGAACGTGCTACAGGAGCCAAAGATCTAGGTGTATACATTCAAGCAGTACATGGATGCTGTGAAAACCGTGGCATTATGGCACATAGTTCGTTGACACAGACCACTGTGCTGAAAGGTGCATTTAAAGACGACTCAGGTACTAAAAAAGAGTTCATGGACAATATCAAACTCCAACAAGAATTTGCCCCAAGATGATCATCCCATTGCGTGACGACCTAATGGTCCAACAACAGATCAGCAATAGCTGGGAACACATGGTTGGTGTTATCATGTTAAACCAAACTGGTAGGCGAGCAGTAAAAACCACACTACCTGAATTCCTATATTGGTTTCCTACACCGCTGGCATTGTTACATGCTGATGAAGAGTTTGTTAAAAGCATACTAAGACCCTTAGGTATGACCAATGTTCGTTATGATCGCTTAATCCGTATGAGTCAAGATTATCTAACATGGGACGGCAAGAATGCTGAAGCATTGTTTGGTATTGGCAAGTACGGCAGTGATAGTTACAGAATCTTTTTTAAAAACGATTATTCAGTTCAGCCTACAGATAAAGAATTAAAAAGATATCTAGAAGAAGAGGTTCGCAATGTTTCTTAAACTATTAGAACGACTAGGACGTAAGCGTATCATTTATGATCGTATTTGTAACGAACCTTATCTAGAAAGATATTATCTTTTCTTGAAAGAGAGAAATCTATTTCCTTTCAATATCTTTCTACACAAGTTCTTAAAAGGTGATCCCGACGATGTGCATGATCATCCATGGCCCTATGCTACATTAATTTTAAAGGGTGGATATTGGGAATGGATTCCTGTGTTTAATACTCTTGGGATAAAGATCAATGAATATCGTGTTTGGCGCGGCCCAGGTTCTTTTCGTACCTGTGGTGCTAACTCATATCATCGCATAGAACTCGAACCGGGCATAACTGCCTGGACTCTGTTTATGCCAGGTCCGCATAAAAGAGAATGGGGATTTTTAGTCAACAATAAATGGATACAACATGAACAGTATCTAAAAGATCGCAAGGAGAATCATGTCAAAAAAGCGGCAAGTTAGTTGGGAAGAATATCAAGGGTTAGTGTCAAAGATATGTAGAGATATCACAGTCAGTGGATGGCGCCCCGACTATGTGGTAGGTATCACTAGAGGTGGATTATTACCTGCTAAAATGATCAGTTACTATTTCGATGTACCTTGCGAAACACTTAAAGTTAGTTTGCGTGATCACGAGCAAACAGAATCTAATACATGGATGGCGGAAGATGCATATGGGCATCCGAGACCCGAGGTATACGTAGAAGATGAGAATGATGTAGGCTCTGTTCTAGAAGCTGCCAGCGACTTACTTTCAGCCGGGGATAACTGTAAAAATATTCTTATAGTAGATGATATCAATGACACAGGTGCTACATTGAATTGGATCATGCAAGATTGGCCTGCAAGTTGTTTTCCAGAGGATGCTGTATGGGAAGATGATGTATGGAATCAAAATGTCAAGTTTGCTGTAATTTTTGATAATCTATCATCAAAGTTTAAAGCTAGGATTGATTTTTCTGGTGAAGAAATCAATAAAGCCGAAAACGATGTATGGATAGATTTTCCTTATGAAGATTGGTGGACGAAATGAGTAAGATAATGGTTCATTGCACAGACAAAGGCCGAGATGTAGAGGCTCATATATTAAATCACAAACCTAAGGCATTTTTAGAAGTGGCTCTTAATACAGTGAAATTGCGAATGACATACATGAACAATGCCTATGTTGGTTCTATGGCTGGGCTAGAATTTGTAATTAAAGAAGATCAATTGCCTAGAGAGTACAAGGAGTATCAGAGATGAATTTGAAATACACGCTGGCTGACGCACAAGCGGACGGGCAAGCACCATGGAAAGATCCTATACTGGAAGATTTTCATGTGGTCATTTATGCAGACAAATATCCTGTGACAGAAGGTCATCTTTTGTTTGTTCCACAGTATGCAGCAGACGGAGTCATTGAAGACTGCTTCGCCGATGCACTTAAAGTGGGTAAACAAAAGGTGAAGTCAGGCGAATGGGACGGATTTAATATTGGATTAAATTGGGGGGAGGCTGCAGGACAAACTGTGCCGTATCCGCATGTTCATCTAATACCAAGACGCAAGGGAGATATGGAAGATCCCACTGGCGGTATTCGTCATGTGATACCAGAAAAGGGCAATTATAGTAAATGGCAAGAATAACTGTTCCTTGGGCCAATCAAAAAAACACATGGTGGAATGAAACCTGTGCTAGAATTATTGAACATTTTGGTTTGCCCGGCGGGCGTTATGTAACAGAGGTAAGTGCAGAATGTATGCATTTTGATTTTCGTAATGAAAAAGACGCACTCATGTGCAGATTACTTATAAGCGACAGCATTATATGAAAGATAAATTAATCATCGCCGTTGTTCTTTTAGTGGCTATAGTGATACTGGCCAATGCTGATTGGGGGAATCGAACTGTGGTCTACGACTGTAGCATTGCAGAAATAAGTCCCGATTATCCACAAGCAGTAAAAAATGAATGTCGTAGATTACGCATAGAAGAATTCCGTGAAAGACAGGTACAAGATAGAAGGACTATATCAATATGACACATTGGACTATAACTCTACAAGAAGATCCAGAAACCAAAGAACTGGTTTTGCCGTTTACCGAGGAGATATTAAAAGCGGTGGGATGGAAACAGGGAGATGTTATTGTTTGGAAAAATAACAAAAATGGCTCTTGGTCATTGAGCAAAAAGGTTGACAAAAAGGCAGAAAAGAGTGTATAATATATTATGAGCAAAATAAAAGTTGCAGAGCTGTTTTACAGTATACAAGGTGAAGGACGCTATATGGGCGTGCCTTCTGTTTTCTTACGTACATTTGGATGTAATTTTAAATGTGCAGGTTTTGGTATGCCCAAAGGAGAACTCAGTGAAGAATATCTCAAAATTAATCCAGACAATTACACTGAATATGGACGATTACCTCTCGTTAGCACAGGGTGTGATAGCTACGCTAGTTGGGATCCTCGCTTTAAGCATCTTAGTCCCGCTTTTAGTTCTGAAGAACTTGCTGACAAGATTGTTGATATTCTTCCGTATAAAGAATGGCGAGACGAACATCTAGTTATTACAGGCGGTGAACCTTTACTGGGTTGGCAACGTTCTTATCCAGACTTACTGGAACATCCTAAGATGGCAGGATTAAAAGAAATTACATTTGAGACTAACGGTACTCAGCCGCTTACAGATGAATTTAAAGAGTATTTGTTGTTACAATGGCAAATGCCTAACTTGAATTTTAATCGAGAAATTACTTTTAGTGTAAGTGCAAAATTAAGTTGTTCAGGAGAGCACCCAGATGAAGCTATACGTCCAGATATTGTATGCTCCTATCAAGAAGTTGGCCATACCTATCTTAAGTTTGTTGTTGCCACAGAAGACGATGCTGAGGAGGCACTGGAAGCAGTTGACATTTACAGAGCAGAAGGTTTCGAAGGACACGTTTATCTGATGCCTGTAGGTGGTGTTGAAAGTGTATATACTCTAAACAACAGACGTGTTGCAGAATTAGCTATGAAGATGGGCCTACGTTACAGTGATAGATTGCAGGTACCTTTGTTTAAAAATGCGTGGGGAACTTAATGAAAAAAATAATTGAAAAACTATTTGGTATTGAAAAGCTCAAACAAGAAAAAGAAGCACTACAAGAAGCCAGAGACAAAGCAGTGGCTGAAACAGTAAGAGCTCAAGAAACATCAGAACTTAGTAAATTGAGTGAGAAAGACCGTGCTACTCGTAAAAAAGAACCGTGGGTAGGTGTGCTTAATACTCATGTTAACAAAGACAATGTGCGTAATGGTTTTTTTGAACTTGACTGGAATGAGCCATTTGTGTTAAAATTAAAGCAAGAAGGTTATGGAGTAGATGGTGATAAGGATGAAGAAATCGTAGATCGCTGGTTCCGTGAACTGTGTGCCAATGTTGTAGTGGATGGTGATTATGGTGGTCCGATTAACACAGGTGTAATTGACATTAACGAAGTTAAAAGAAAGAATCAATGACATATATTCTAGTAGATACTGCTAACACATTCTTTCGTGCTAGACATGTGATAAATGGTGATGCTGATATTAAGCTAGGCATGGCTTTTCATATCACATTAAACAGCATTCGCAAAGCATGGCAACAGTTTGACGGTACCCATGTTATATTTTGTCTAGAAGGTCGTTCGTGGCGTAAAGACTTCTATGCTCCTTATAAGGCACAACGTGCAGAAGCTCGTGCAGCACATACAGAGCGAGAAGCAGATGAAGAACGTGTATTTTGGGAAGCCTTTGACACTTTTAAAGAATTTGTCACAGAAAAGACCAATTGTACTGTACTGCAAAATCCACAGCTAGAAGCAGACGACTTAATCGCAGGCTGGATACAGAGCCATCCGCAAGATAATCATGTTATCATCAGCACAGACACAGACTTTGTACAATTAATTGCACCCAATGTCACACAGTACAACGGTGTCATGGAACATGTTATCACGCACGAAGGAATATTTGATGACAAAGGCAAAGCAATCATTGACAAGAAAACACAAGAACCTAAGCCAGCCCCCAACCCAGAATGGCTGTTGTTCGAAAAATGCATGCGTGGTGATACCAGTGATAATGTCTTCTCAGCGTATCCGGGTGTTCGTACTAAAGGCACAAGCAAAAAAGTGGGTCTTACTGAAGCGTTCGAAGATCGTAAAAGCAAAGGATATAACTGGAACAATCTCATGCTACAGAGATGGTCTGATCACAACGGTGTAGAACACAGAGTTCTAGAAGATTATGAACGCAATCGTCGACTGATTGATCTAAGTCATCAGCCAGACAATATCAAACAAATTATTAAAGAAACTATAAACACAGCTACACAGGCTGATAAAAATATCAGTCAGGTGGGTATTAGATTAATTAAAT